CTACTCGGTCAGCAAGGATGCAGACTACACTGCCATTGTTGTCGTAGGCGTAGATTCTTCCTTCAACTTCTTTGTTCTTGATGTCGTTCGTTTCAAGACCAATAAGATCTCAGACTACTTCGATCACATTCTTCGTCTCTACTCGAAGTGGAACTTCCGTAAGCTCAGGGCTGAGACAACTGCTGCTCAGGCAGTCATCGTCAAAGACCTCAAAGAATCTTACATCAGACCCAATGGCCTCATGCTGGTCGTCGAAGATGTAAGACCTACACGAAAGAAGGAAGAGCGTATCGAGGCAGCTCTTCAGCCACGCTACTCCAATCGACAGATGTGGCACTACAGAGGAGGACACTGTGAACTCTTGGAACAAGAACTCGTTCAACAGAATCCTGCTCACGACGACATCAAGGATTGTCTTGCGTCAGTTATTGAGATTGCGGTACCACCCGCAGCAAGCATGAACTTCCGTGGACATCAACAATCAGCCTACTCTCAGTACTACAATTCAACCTTCGGCGGTATAGGATAACATGGTTCAAGGCGCTAACAAAACACTTGATGTCGGCGAGATACTAGTCAAAGACGATATCGCCTGCTACATCGCCGATCGGTGGATGGAGTGGGATATGCTCCGTCAGATCCGTGTTAACTCCTGGGAAGAAGTCCAGCGGTATATCTTTGCCACCAATACCACGCAGACATCCAACTCTAAACTTCCTTGGTCGAATAAGACTACTACTCCCAAGCTCACTCAGATCAGAGACAACCTGCACGCCAACTATATGGCTGCACAGTTCCCTGATCGTAAGTGGTTAGTCTGGGAGGGTGATAACCTCGAAGATAATAAACTCTCGAAGCGCAGGGCAATCGAAGGCTACATGTGCAATCATGTTGCTGATCGTAATGCTCTCAAGGGCGAGATTGCCAAACTCTATCTCGACTACATCGACTATGGCAATGCTTTCGTCATGCCTGACTGGTACGATGGTCGTCAAGAGCAGGAAGACAACAAGGTAACGACAGGATACGTAGGCCCCGTCGCTAAGCGTATCTCTCCTCTTGATATTGTCTTTAATCCCACTGCTCCTGATTTCCAATCTTCCCCTAAGATCATTCGTTCGATCGTAGGCTTGGGTGAAGTCAAGGAGATGCTCGAGCGTTACTCAATCGATGAGGAGACCACTGAAGCCAATCAAGCTCTTTGGGATTACATGAAGGACATCCGAGAGCAGGTTGGTCTCTATCCTGGTAATACGACTACTAAGGACGCCATCTATCAGATCGCTGGCTTCGATACTTATCAAGCATATCTTAATTCAAACTACTGCGAGATCCTGACCTTCTACGGAGATATCTTTGTTGAAGGCGAGAACAAGTTCTATCGTAATCATGTCGTTCAGATTGTCGATCGTCACAAAGTAATCTCGATGAAGCCTCATCCGAGCTTCTTCGGCTATGCTCCGATCTTCCATGCCGGCTGGCGTGTCCGCCAAGATAACCTTTGGGCTCAGGGACCTCTCGATAATCTTGTCGGTATGCAGTATCGTATCGACCATCTCGAGAACATGAAGGCAGACGTCTTCGACCTAGTTGCCTATCCTCCTGTTGTCGTCACTGGCTACGTTGAGGACTTTGATTGGGGTCCCTTTGCTCGTATCTACGCAGGAGACGACGGTAAGGTTGATCTCCTCTCTCCTGATGTGCAGGCACTCAATGCCGACATGCAGATCGCTCTCCTCGAGCAGAAGATGGAAGAGTTCGCAGGCAGCCCCAAGGAAGCCATGGGCTTCCGTACTCCTGGTGAGAAGACCAAGTACGAAGTACAGCGTCTCGAGAATGCTGCTGCTCGTATCTTCGAAGCTAAGATCGCTCAGTTCGAGCAGAACATTGTTGAACCACTTATGACGTCCATGCTCGAGATGGCAAAGCGTAAGATGGATCTAACTACTGTACGTGTGCTCGATGATGAGATGCAACGTACTACGTTTATGAATCTCACTAGCGAAGATATCACTGGCTCTGGTCGTCTCAGACCTATCGCCTCTCGTCACTTTGCAGAACAGGCAGAGCTTGTGCAGAACCTCACTGGCTTCTTCGCTAGCGTACCTGGCTCTGACCCGAGCGTACTGACTCACTTCTCGAGTGTCCAACTCTCAAAGCTTTGGGAGAAGGTGCTCAACATTGAAGACTACAATATCGTTCAACCTTATGTTCGTATATCAGAGAAGGCAGAGGCAGACCAGCTAATGTCGATCTCTCAAGAACAAATTGCCATGGAGACGACAACTCCTGGTGGAATACAGGAAGGTGACTATGACCAAGACCTCGTTGGACCAGCAGCAGGTGAAGCACAAGCGCCCGTCCCGATGGGTATCTAATCTTAAGGATCCCGCCGAGATTGAGGAGTTCGAGAGACTCCTAGCCGCAATGACTAACAACTCAGTCATGCGTCGCCTACACGAGATTATAAAGGAAGATCTTAGGATCGTTCAAGAAGGCACTCTCAAGAGTGTTAATTACGAAAGCCCATCGTGGGCATATGCTCAGGCCGACAGCATTGGGCATCAACGAGCTCTCAGAAATATTGAGAGACTACTACAAGGACTAATTAAGCAATGACCAGCTTGTTTGAAGATCTCAACTCTACGACCGATGAGCAGGAGATCGCCGCGACTATCGAAGCACTGAAGACCCGCTATGCAAAGGAAGATGGGTCGTTCGATCAGGAGGCCCTCTTGAAGAAGGTGGCCCATGCAGATCGACACATCAAGACTCTCGAGAGGGAGGCAGCAGAGCGTATTCAGAATGCTAAGGTGTCGCAAACCCTAGAAGAGATTATCGCGAAGATCGAGGCTAAGAGCAATGCTCGTGTGGACAGCCCACATGAGTCCGAGACTCCGAATCCATCTAGTGAAGGACTGGACTTCGATAAGATTCTGGAACAGCGTTTCCAGAAATACGAAGCTCAGAAAACTGCCGAGCGTAATAGGCAGCACGTAACCGATGAACTCAAGAGGATGTGGGGGGATGACTACGTCTCTAAGCTCAGGGCTAAGGCTCACGAGCTCGGAGAGGATGAAGCCTTCCTAGATCAGCTTGCTGCGAATCGTCCCCAGACGTTCTTGGCTCTCGTTAAAGAGACTAAGACTTCGGGAGTATACGACACAATCACTCCTCCCGCTGGGTCGAGGATTCAGTCGTCTACTAAGAGTGGACTGAAGACCTACAGTGACTTTGAGAAGATCCGTAAAGAGGATCCCAATCGCTACAAGTCTAAGTCTATTCAAGACGAGCTTTTTCGGTTGACTGCTGAGTATGCCGCTCAAGGCAAATCATTCACTTCAACCTAAGGAGTATTAATTATGGGTGGCATTTCCACTGCCAGTCATGGTGAGCATCTTATCCGTTCGGAGATCTGGAGCCAGCAGCTCAAGGATACCTTCGAAGAGGATCTCATCGGCTGGAAATATATTGACATGATCACGTCGGAGTTCCCCGATGGTGATAAGCTGAACATCCCGAGCATCGGTGCTATGGAGGTTCAGGACTACGCCGAGGGCCATGCAGTTAAGTACACTGCCATGGACACGGGTAACTTTGAGTTCGTTATCACGGAGTACAAGGCTTCGGGCACGTACGTGTACGACAAGTTCAAGCAGGATTCGTTCTATGCTGATCGTGTCATCGCGCAGTTCGTTCCGAAGATGAACCGTGCACTCCAAGAGACGATGGAGATGGACGCTATGCGCGTCGGTCCGGATAATCAGACGGCGGCCGATGGCAACATCATCAACGGTGCTGCTCATCGTCTCGTCGCCTCTGGTACCGGTGAGACCATGTTGCCTAAGGACTTCGCTCGTGCACGCTTCGCGCTGCGCAAGGCCAACGTCCCTATGACGAACCTGGTTGCCATCGTTGATCCGTCGGTTGAGTTCGCTCTCTCGACGATGACGAACCTCACGAACCACATCTCGAACCCGAATTGGGAAGGTGCAATTGGTACGGGTCTCACGACCGGTATGAAGTTCATCACCCGCATCTTCGGTTTCGATGTGTACACGTCTGACTTCCTCAAGATCAACACTGCCTCTGAAACGATCGATCTCGCTTCGATCAGCGGTCCGTCAGGCACCGTTGCGGCTGGCGTCAACAACCTGTTCTTCTCGGTTGATGCGTCTCCGTTTATCGGCGCTGTTCGTCAGCCCCCGCGCGTTGAGTCCGAGCGTAACAAGGACTTCCAGCGTGACGAGTATGTCGTTACCTGCCGTTATGGTCTTGATCTCTTCCGCCCTGAGGCCCTTGTCGTGATCCTTACGGATACCGATCAGGTCTACTCGGTCTAAGAAAGGAGAAATGAACCATGACTAAGTGGGTAAATCACGACGGTCTTGATATCAAGTTCGGCACTGAGAAGGCTCATAGCCTTGTCGATGCCGGCGAGTACAAGACCTTCAACGGTGCAGGTGAGTCGGTTGTCGAACTCGAGATCGACCTCGCCAAGCTCACGACTGGTGAGCAGGTTCTTTCGGATGTAGTTTATCTTCCGAAGAACGCTCAGGTTACGTGGGTGAAGACCGTTGCTGAAGTCCTCGGTGCGACCGGTACGTCTATCGACCTCGGCCTCATCTACTACCACGCGACGACTGGTGTAGCTACGGAGCTTGACTATAATGGTCTGCTCGCAGCGGCTCCTCTCGCCAATCAGTACGATGCAACCGGTGATACGGTTGTGTTTATGGAGAATGCTACGATCCCGGCTTCGCAGACGGGTACTGGCGACCTCATCGGCACGATCCTCGCTTCTACTGCTGAGCGTTATTACTTCACTGCCTCGTATGCAGCCGGCTCGGCCTTCACGGCTGGTCGTCTGCGCGTGACGGTGGGTTATCTCCCCAACGCTACGGCCAATAACTAATCTCTAAAGGAGTATTCCAACATGGTTGATACTATCGATCTTGGCGGCAATACTCTCGTCGTGAACACGCTCCGTGTCGGTGCAACTGCTCCTGGGCAGGCCGGCACGGAGCTTTCCGGCTCTGAGATTGCTGTTCTTGATGGCGTAACCGCCGGCACGGTTACTGCTTCTAAAGCAGTTGTTGTCGACTCGAGTAAGAACATCGGTGACTTTGGTTCGGTGAAGGCAACGTCCTTCATCATTGAACTGGGTGCTAATGATCTGACTCTTCCGTCAGCTGCTGTTGCTGCTGCGGGTACAGGTGCAGGCTCTGCTGGGCATGCCGATGGTGCTGTTGCTACTCATGTGATCCCGATCACGATTGGTGCGACGACCTACTACATCCCGCTCTGCAATACTAACGCTTAATAGAGGTCCTCAATAGTGGCCAAACTTGTACTATCTGATCTGGTTAATCTTCAGAATGAGAGTTCTGCAGTTAATACGATCAATAACAATAGTGCCCTAATCGAGGCTGCTATTGAGGATACCTTGTCTAGATCTGGTACATCTCCTAACGAGATGAATGCTAATCTAGACATGAACTCTAATCGCATTCTCAATCTCCCTCTTCCCGTAGCGGAACAAGAGCCGGTACGGAAAGGGGAGTTTGATGAATGGACTGGTCTAGCCGAAGATCTAGAAGATGCTGTAGCAGCAGCCCAGCTAGCTCAAGCTGCTGCTGAAGCAGCTGAGGCTAATGCCGAGACATCTGAGAGCAATGCCGCTACTTCTGAGTCTAATGCAGCTACTAGTGAAAGTAACGCAGCTACCTCTGAGAGCAATGCTGCTACTAGTGAAAGTAACGCAGCTACCTCAGAGAGCAACGCTGCTACTAGCGAGAGCAATGCCTCTACCTCAGCGGGCACTGCTACTACTCAAGCGGGCATAGCGACTATCCAGGCTGGTATCGCCACTACTCAGGCTGGCAATGCCTCCACTTCTGCTACCAATGCTAATAACTCAGCGATTGCTGCTGCTGCTTCAGCGCAGGATGCAGAAGATGCTCTTGATGAATTCGATGATATTTACCTAGGCTCTAAGACCTCAGATCCTACTCTAGATAACGACGGTGATCCGCTGGTAACTGGGCAGCTCTATTGGAATAGTGTGGCCAGCAATCTTCGTGTTTATGATGGTGCTAGCTGGAACGTATACTCTGCTTCTTCAGGTCTCACTGCTGTCGTAGACGATACTACTCCGGCTCTAGGTGGGAACCTAGATCTCAACGGTCATGTGATCACCGGCCTTGAGATCGGGACGGATGTCCAGGCATACAGCGCCAACCTCGGTTCGTGGTCGGCTGTTATACCGGGCGACTACCTAACGACTTCGGCAGCCGCAGCGGGTTATCAACCTCTTGCTTCCAAGCTCACGGACATTGCAGCCCTCGCCGCAACTGATAGCAACATCATTGTTGGCAATGGCACGACATGGGTTGCGGAGAGCGGTGCGACAGCACGCACCTCGCTCGGGCTCGGCGCTGGCGATAGCCCGCAATTCACGGGCGTCACTCTCACCG